TGACAGAATGGTATTGGACGGGGAGCCTGTATGCATTCGCAAGGGTGTGCAATCTTCGGTGTGCAAAAGATACTCAGAAAGAAACGAGATACATAGCAGACAGAATCAGCAAACTAATTCAACCACATTTTCCGCATAGCTGGAAGCATCTTACAGGATGGACTTGAAATGTCTTTACCCACACTATACCAGGAATATATACATAAATCTAGATATGCCCGTTGGTTACCAGAAGAAGGCCGCCGTGAATTGTGGGAAGAGACTGTTAGTCGATATTTTGATTTTTTTGATGGTCATTTAAAAGATAATAATAATTATCAACTATCATCTAATATTAGAAGTAAATTGGAGAAGGCGGTTCTTAGTTTAGAGGTAATGCCATCAATGCGTTGCCTTATGACGGCTGGTGATGCTTTAGCTCGGGAGAATATTGCAGGATATAATTGTTCCTTTGTTGCAATTGATAATCCTAGAGCATTTGATGAGATCTTGTATGTTTTAATGAATGGAACAGGAGTGGGGTTTACAGTAGAAAGGCAGGATGTTAATCAGTTGCCAAGTGTTAGTGAGGAATTTAATCGTACTGATACTTCAATTATAGTTCCAGATAGTAAATTAGGTTGGGCAAAGGCTCTTCGTGAATTGATTGCCATGTTATATGTTGGGCAGATTCCTTCCTGGGATCTTTCTCGTATTCGACCAGCAGGAACCCCATTAAAAACTTTTGGGGGTCGAGCTTCCGGTCCAGAACCTCTTGACGATTTGTTTCATTTTTGTATTCGTATTTTTACAGGAGCGGCCGGGAGGAAATTGACCTCATTAGAGTGCCATGATATAGTGTGTAAGATTGCAGATGTTGTAGTGGTCGGTGGTGTTCGACGTTCTGCGTTACTGTCACTTTCTAATCTTTCCGATGAAAGAATGCGTCATGCCAAGAGTGGCCAATGGCAAGGTACTGAGGGGCAACGGGCCCTTTCTAATAATTCTGCTTGTTATACAGAGATGCCTGATATTGGAATTTTCATGTCAGAATGGCTTGCTCTTTATGAAAGTAAAAGTGGAGAGCGTGGAATATTTTCGCGAGTCGCCTGCCAGGCTCAGGCTGAGAAGACCGGGCGTAGAGATCCAAATCATGATTTTGGTACTAATCCATGTTCTGAAATCATTCTTCGCCCCAGAGAATTTTGTAACTTATCTGAGGCCGTTATTCGTGAAAATGATAATATGAATACTCTCAAAGAAAAGGTGAAGTTAGCCACTATTTTAGGGACCATGCAAGCTACATTGACAAATTTTAGATATATAACTAGTGCGTGGTCGAAGAATTGTGAAGAAGAACGGTTGCTTGGTGTTAGTCTGACAGGAATTATGGACAATGTGCTGACAAATGGAAAGCAATCTGGACTTCCTCAGAGACTTACTGAACTTAAACAAGTTGCAATTGATGCTAATAAAGAATGGGCCAAAAAATTTGGGATCAATCAAGCCGCAGCGATTACTTGTGTCAAGCCTTCGGGAACCGTGTCTCAACTTGTTGATGCTGCTTCTGGCATTCATGCTAGGCATAGCTCTTATTATATACGTTCTGTGCGTGCAGATAAAAAAGATCCCTTGGCTAAAATGATGGTAGATGTTGGATTTCCTGCTGAAGATGATGTAATGAAACCTGATCATAGTTATGTGTTTTCTTTTCCGATGAAATCTCCAGATAATGCGATAACACGAAAAGACATGACTGCTATTGAACAATTAGAGCATTGGTTGATATATCAAAATTATTGGTGTGAACATAAACCTTCCTGTACTGTATCAGTTAAAGAAGATGAATGGATAAAGGTTGGCGCATGGGTATATGATCATTTTGATCAAATGAGCGGAATATCTTTTCTTCCATTTTCAGATCATGTGTATAAACAGGCACCGTATATTGATTGTGATAAGAAGGATTATAATAAATTTAAAAAGGATATGCCCACTTTAGATTGGAGTAAATTGGGGGAATATGAAACGACAGATCAAACCATAGGTAGTCAAGAATTGGCATGTAGTTCGGCTGATGGATGTGAGGTGTAGATTTGTCTGAGTATGATGCAGAACAGCAATTCTCTAAATGTTTTCATTGTGGATTAGAGTATACGATATTAGCAGAATTATCTTATCAGGAAATTAAATATTGTCCATTTTGTGGTGAGGATGTGGGTTTTGATGTTAATGTAGATTCAGATGAAGAAGAGCCAGAAGAAGACACTACGTTATGGCCATAATTGCTGGTATAGACTATTCATTAACGTGTCCGGCAATATGTGTGTACGATACTACCAAAAATAATTTCAATTATAAAAACACTTCAATATATTTTAGGTCAAATTTAAATAGATTTAAATGTTATTCTAATGAAGTTTTGTCTGGAGAGAATCATGGTGTGTGGAATTCAGATGAAGACCGATATGATGATATATCTAATTGGGCGATGACTATAATCACCCAAAAACATGATGTTGATAGTGTAATAATAGAGGGGTATTCTTACGGATCTACAGGAAAGGTTTTTCATATTGCGGAGAATACAGCAATACTAAAATACAATCTGTGGGATAGTAGAATACCTTTTACGATAGTACCTCCAACTATGATTAAGAAATATGCAACAGGAAAAGGAAATGCAAACAAAGTAAAAATGCATGATCATTTTCTGAAGGATAATCCAACAATTGATCTTCCCTCAATGCTCACACCAAAGTCTAATAATATTATTAGCCCTGTTGGAGATATAGTGGATGCATATTATATAACGAAATATGGGCTAAGTATCTTAACACCTTCCTAATCGCTACACTTTATATATACTTCTGAGTTGAAGATTAAGGAATTATTTTATTGCCTCGTAGCTCAGGGGTTAGAGCGTCCGTCTTATATGCGGAATGTCGTGGGTTCGATTCCCACCGAGGCTACCATTTTAGGGGAACTATGGGCAATGAATTGATAGGTCATGTTAAAAATATTTTACGAGATATTAAACATAGGGGTGGTCCTAGCAATCCTGCTGTGATATATATTGTGCGGGCTGTAATAAAACAATTGGCGCATGATAGGATGCGAAATTTTGTGGACATTGGAGAAGAATGATATGGAAAAGCAAATCGGGGTTATAGTTTTAGGGGAGGGAATGAATGAGCAGGCATTTATTGATCGTGCAATTGAAGAAAATGCTACGATAGATAAATATGGCAATCGAGTTTCTGGTAAAGAGTTGACATTTAAAAGAATTGGAGACAGCCATATTGAGATATGGCAGGAAGGTAAATAAGATGTCTATTCCTAATATTGAAGTATATTCTACTTCAACGTGTTCACATTGTTTGGCAGCTAAAAATATGTTAGATGAGCAGAATTATGATTATAGTGAGAGGGTGATTGGTAGTGATATATCTGCTATAGAATTTTATAAATTGGTTGATGATCTAAAGGTGTCTAGAACGGTGCCTCAAATTTTCATTGATGGTAAACATATTGGGGGATTTAATGCCCTAAAGGATATGTTGGATGATAATTCAGATATTTATTAGATGGTATGCTTAGGTATGTGAGGTTTCTGCTATATATTATTAAGTATATTGATTTGCGTCAAAGGTTGTTGATAATTTAGTCGGTAATGTTCTTCAGCCTTATTTTTAAAATACCGATATATTGAAGAGGTGATATAATTATGGCATTTCGTGATGGTAGTAAGAATCGCAAGGTTGTGGATTATCTTGCAAATGGTGGATCTCTGACGGCTGCTGAGGCTCGTTCACGCTTTGGTGTTCAGAACTTTCGCTCGCAGATTTCCCACATCAAGGAGACGGTCGAGGCATATGGTAACTGGGAAGTTACTTCTGAACCGACTGCAACTAGCACCGCTCGATATAGCATGAAGTCCCTCTAATATAAACGGGTGGACATCATGTTATAGTGGTGTAGTTATAGGGGGACAGTAGGGGCTATTCCTTACTGTCCCCTTCTTTTCTTTTAAGGGGATGATGATGGTTGAAGATGATAGATTTGAGCTTGAGATTACGGGTGATGTAGATGGTAATCCTACTGATGGTATAACTATAGATTTAACCAAGAATGCTGTGTATAAGAATGCCCGTGGGGGGAGTGAACTTATGCTTGAGGGATTGCTTAAAAGGTTACCTAAAGAGCATTTAGATTCGTTTAATTTTATTATGTCTCGCGTGAGAGATAAATTTTTTGATGATCGTCCAACCATTCTTTGGTTGCAGGATCTTCCTCAAGATCCAGAATCAATGCATCTAAAAGACGAATCATCCCGAGAACGTTTTACTAAGATTGTTTTTAATAGTTATTGGCAACAGGACAAGTATGCTCGATATTTAGGAATTCCATATGATGAAGGTGTGGTTTTAAAGAATGCCGTTGAATCGATTGCACCGCACGAAAAGCCGAAGGATGGGAAGATCAAGCTAATATATTTCTCCACACCACATCGCGGTTTGAATGTTTTGGAGGCTGCTGTCCGGGGCCTTTCTCAACACCGAGATGATTTTGAACTGGATGTGTATTCTAGTTTTGAAATATATGGATGGAAAGAGCGGGATGTTGAATTTAAAGAGTTGTTTGACAGGTTGAATGATTTAGATTGTGTTAATTATCATGGTAGCGTTTCTAATGATAAGATACGAGAGGCATTAACAAAATCTCATATTCTTGCATATCCGAGCATCTATGAGGAGTCTTCTTGTTGCGTTGCAATAGAAGCCATGGCTGCGGGGTGTATGGCTGTTGTTCCTAACTATGGTGCATTGACTGAAACTTGTACTGATTTTGCTTGGATGTATAATTGGGAGCCTGATCAATCGGCACACGCACAGAAGTATGCTGCGATATTGAATCATGCAATAGATTCATTTTGGGATCCTTCTGTGCAAAGTGTATTGAGAATGCAGGTTTCATATTACAATTATTTTTATGGTTGGGATATGAGACTTAATGAATGGAATGATATGTTGAATAGTATTAAGGTAAATTGATGAAAAATGTGGCTGTATTTCCACTAGTATCTCCTTCCATTTCTATAGAACACCTTGAGCGGGCGCTGTGGTCTATTGAATCGCAGGAAGATTGTCCTTTCGAGTTTAATGTTCATATTATTGTAAACTCGTTACTTGATCCTTATATGAGAAAAGTTCAGGAGGCGTTTGGTAAGGATTATGATGTTGTGGTCACAGATAGCAATGGTAAAAGTGGTCGTGGACATAATGCAAGATTGAAAGTGTTTCGTGATATATATGAAGAATATGATTATACTCATATGATTCCTCTTGATGGTGATGATTATTTTTATCCTATAGCATTTAAGTGTTTGTCTGAGTTGCACTTTAAATCTAAGTTTGATTATCTTTCTGGTATGTGTCCACATGTTGATTCATTAAGAACGTCTGCTCCTACCGATGGCCGACCATATATTCAGGCGACTCAGGACCTATTTGTTTGGTCATTTTTTCAGCACAGACAACCCATTACTCCATATTGGTATTGGAATGGCGAATCTTGTCCTGGTGGTGAGCCCACATTATGTTTATCCAAAAAGGCGATTGTGGATTGTGATATACACTATACAGATAACCTAGGCTTGGCAGATGACTATCCCCATCTGTTGCGTGGAATTATTTCTTATTTGAATGGGGAAATGGTGTTTGTAAATACTGATGTAAATGATATATATGTATATGACTGTACAAAGGATGATTCTTCATCAAGAAAACAACAGGATTTTGATTCAGAACGAGGTTGGCCTTTTGATGCGGCGGGTGAATTGCAGAGGGAAATAGAGCGGGAAGAATTTAAGATTCTTGATGGTATAACAAGGCTTGATCTTCCCTATGCAACGTTGAGACAGTATTGGAATGAAGATCAAAAGGCGAAGTATGTTATGGAGAATGCATTATGAGTATACATTTTAAAATAATTACCCC